CTGCACGGAACGCCGCGCCACGTCGGGCTTAATGCCGTCGCGAATCCTCTTTATGGTGCGGCTCTCTATCTCCTTCGCGAAAGACTTTATGCGAGTGCCGCTCAACGAAATGCCCTTGCCACGGATGGAGAAGCCGAGAAACTTGAACCATCGGTCGTTGGAAAGGTACTCCACCTTCTTCGGGTTGAGGCGCATCTCCATCTTCGCCAGTTCCGACTGCATTATCTCCATCGCCTTTTGGTAATCGTTGCCGATGAAGAGCGTGTCGTCGGAATAGCGGACGTAGTAGCCGTCCAGCTTGCTCAACTCGTCGTCGATATGGAAGAGCATCACGTCGGCGAGCCACGAGGCCACGGCGCAGCCCTGTTTGAGGGACTGGTACTTCTCCGCCTCGCATTTCAGTTCGCTGTCGTAGTAGCGGTCGTTGTGGTAGTATTCACGCACCACGTCGAGAATGAGAGAATGACCGTGCCTCGCCTCCACCGCATCGAAGGCAGCGTCGATGAAACGTATCGGCACGGAATCGAAATACTTGCTGAGGTCGGACTTCCACCCGATGACCTTGTGTTCCGCCCCGCTCAACTCCTCAATCATGCGGCTCGCCTTAGTAACCACCTTAGCGCAGCCGATACCCTTCTGGTAACTCGTGCATTGGGGGTGAACCATGTCGCCAGCGATGTCGAAGAGGAGGTCGTTGACAAGCGAGAGGAACACACGGTCGCGGTCGGAATTGACGAACACCGTGCGGAACTCGCCGGGCGTGTCCTTCGGGATTTTCGCCGTGTGGGGACGCTCGATGTGGTACTCGCCAGTCATTATCCGTGCGAGCATATCCTCGCGTCCTTTCGGCGACATCAGGTCGCGCAAGACCGCCGTGCTTATTCCTTTGAGCGCACCCTTGTTGAGAGCCTGCTCCCAACGGCGCGGCTCGAAGAACATTGAAAGGATTTTGTCGTTCATAGCCAGTCCTCCGCTTCAGGTGAGTCGGTACACTTGTCGTAGCCCGCCTCCAGCATGAGATAGACGTTCATGTAACGCTCCTTCTCGCAGCCGTCGCAGCACAGAACGCCCTCACGGTACTCGTCGATGAGAGCCTTGCGCTTCGATTCGGGATATGTCTTTGTTTGGTTGTAACAAGTTATTGAAATCATAATCTTACGGTTTTATGTCATACAAAGTTCAGTTGTTTCGCCATGTACGCCATTTCGGGGTAGGCTATCTGGTGGCAGCCAACGGTAAGGATGTCGTTCTCGTAGCTGTGGACGGTGTAAGTGTAATTCGTGCAATGGACTTCGAGACCCTTTGCGTTTGCGCCGCCTGTCTCGTGGCAACGGCTGACGAACACCCAGAGTTTGCGTGCCTCATCGACCGAGAGCTTGACGCTTTTGGATGTCTCGATGAGGTTAGCCTTTGCATTGAAATGAAGCAACACGTTACCGCCATAATATACAGAAGCGTTGCCATACGGAAGAGAGACAGGCAGACATTCGTGATAGAGCTGGCGATAACCCTCGTCGCCCTGCGCCTTGAGAGCGTCGATATATTCACGCTTCTCGTTGAGCAAGCGTTCACGTTCCTGTCTTTCCGCTTCCCGCTGACGCGCTTCTTCAGCCCAGCGAGCCTCACGGGTGTCATATTCGTGCTTGTCGTTCTGAAGCTGCGCGAGCATCCACAGACGCTTCTCATGGATGAACCGCCGCTGCTCGTCACGGCTCATCTCACGGAAAGCCTTGTATTCATCGCCAGAAAGTTCACGTTCCTCGTAATATGTCGTGCCACTGAAGCTGATAGTAGTGCCATCGTAATTGAATGACGAGAACACCACACGCTCACAATGGTAGAACGGCGACCACTTGCGCAGGAAGCCACGCATACCGATATGCTCTTCAAGCCGTTGCTTGGCCCGCTGGATGCGGCTGCGCTTCGTGCGGAACTCATAACTCTTGTCGGCCTCGGCCTTGTTGTGCCTCTTCAGCTGAAACATCCACGAGATGAGGTCGCCAGCCTTGCGGTGCTTCTGAACCTCCTTGCTCGTCACGCTGCCTTTGACCACAGGATAACGACGCTCTTTGCCATCGCCCCAACTGTACGTTGAGCATTGGTTCTGTGGAGTGAGGAAGCCGAGTTTCATGCTCCACTGACGATACTTCTTGGCGAGACGCAAGTGGTTGGTGCGGTCGAGATAAGCCTGCCATGCGCCCTTGCCGTTGACCAAATCGACTATCTCCTCCAATGGCTTGCCGTCCGCCATAGCCTTGACGAAAGCCTTGAAATGGCGAGCGTCAGGGATGTCGTACTTGCCGTAGTTGAAGCTGTAGTCCACCTCAAAATCCTTTGCGCTTAACCTCAGCAGTTTCGGAAGCGTGATGCAACCAGTGACCTTGAACCACCGAAGCATCTCCTCAAAGCCCTTGCGGGAGAAGCCGTGTTCCATAGAGTTGCACGAAGCCACCGCCACACAATCGACATAGCTGCGGGCGAGCATCTTCAAGCCGTAAACCACCAGTGCGGTGTCGCTCATACGGTAAGTGTCAATCATGCCGTAGTAGTTGCCGTGAGAAGGGTCTGAGAACGTGAAGATGTTGTCGCCCTTCGGAATTGCGTTCTCCATATAGCCCTGATGCTTGAACGTGCTGCGAGAGTAGCTGTAAGTGTTGACAATAAAAACGATATTGCCATTCACTTCGAGGCGTTGTCCTATGACAGTGCTGTAAGAGTAGAGTTTGCCATATTTGTGGGTGAAGTTCCCACTGCCGTGGCGACGGTCGTCGTTGTGCGCCCAAGCGTGGGCGATGTCGTAGTTCGATGCCATTGTTCTATAAGATTTGTTTTGTTGTTGTATTGAAGAATAGTTCCGAGGTTGCGGGAAGGGGTGAAAAGTAGTCCAGAAAAATTCGGGAGAGACCGCATTTTAACATTGCGACCCCTCCCGACGCGGACGGACAACCAAATCAAAACCGCCCTGCCTACAAAATGGAAACATATAAGTCTTGGTTATGTGCGGCTCACGCAAATATACTGGTGATTGTCGCCTATGCAATACTCGTTGTATCTGCCGTCCCAGTGGTTGAGAACGCTGCACCAGCCGTCCTCCTCAATGATGCTGTTGCACCAATCCACGAGAGACTGTTCCGTTCTTTCAGCCGCCACCGCCTCACGCCACAGGTAAGCATATTCATCGTCGTTCACAATGTCTTTGGCGATGCTCTCCAGTTCTTCGTCAGTGCCGATGTAATACTCAACACCGTTAGCCTTGTAAAGATGGTCGCCAATGTTCTCGAAAGTATCGTTGAGGTCGCCGAAGGTGCATTCAAGGTGCATACCAAGAGCGAGGAAATGACGGGCCTCATCCTCATCGCAATCACGAAGTTCCACGACTTGCTGGATGATCTTATCAGTAGGGGCGAACTCGTCTGCACCCATATCAAAGACAGCTTCAAGCTGTTCGGTCAGTTCGTCCTCTTCCTCCTCGATTTTGTCGCAGAGGTCATCAATCTGCCGCTCGATGTCGTCTGGGAGAGGATTGACGAGCCATGCAGAGCCGTACTTGTAACCACGGTCGGTAAGCAAGCCACGGAGAGCGAGGAAGAAATAGCGGGTGTAGAGGTCGTGAAGGTCGTGAGACGGGAACGTCAGACGCTTTTCCCCCTCATACCCAAGAATGTATCTGACAGCGTTGTCGGTCAGATACTTGTAGCATATCATCGTTGCCATAGGGTAATCGCAATCCTTGCCAAAAGCAGGCTTCATGGCACGAACAAGGAACGTGACATCAGTGTAAATGCCACGGTCCTTGTCGCTGACATCCTTGAACAAGCTGACGAAAGTATCGTAGTCGTGCTTGTATCGGTCGGAGTTGATGTAGTCCGACTGCGCTTTGGTGCCAGCACGAAGGTCGTTCATGTGGTATTCGTTCCACATCCAGAGCAACTTGCGCTGCGCTTCGGTGCGCGGCTTGATGTGGTCTTGACACTGGCCGCAACAGTTGCCGCCCTCGCCACAGGCGGAAAAACGGACAACCTCGGCGACAGGCTCCAGCGTCTCATAATGGATGCCACGCCCCTCGGTACTCTCCTTGTACAGGTTTATCTCAACCGACCAAGCGTTCTTGTCCTCGTCACGGAACTCGACCGTGCGGGAATAGATGTTGTTTTCTTTTCTCATTTTGTAGAAGTTTTATGGTTGTTGTTTATTTTCTGCGGATGACACGACCGTGTTCGTCCCACGGCTCGCTGTTCTCGTCGTAGTCGCTCACGTTCTCAACGGCGTAATCGACTATTTCGAGTTCGTCCATGTTTATTTGCGGAACGGACATGAACTCCTTGAGGAAGTCCATCTCCAGATAGTCCTGCGCAGCCCCAAGAGCCTCCTCGTAGTTGTCAGCCTGTATGCGCAGGTCAACGGTGAAAGTGAAAGGGTAAAGCATAGTTTTGAAGTTTTAGAACCAAGACAATAAGACCCAGCTGTCGCTGTGGTCGCTGTTGTTGATGCACTGGTCGAGCGTCCCGACAATATCCATCGGGGAACATTCGGAACGTTTCAGCGCATTGCGGATTTCCGCCTCGTGCTCATGGAAGAAGCCGTCTTTGGCGGCTATTGAGTTGCGTGTGCGGATGAGGTCGTCGCGGTCAACCTCGTACATCATAGTGTAGCAGTCCATCTCTTCGCTGCCCACGGGACCCATGCCGCAATCGTATATGCGGAGGATGTCGTAGAGCGTTTCGGGAGCTTCGTAGCCCGACATCGCCACCTCCGGGTGGTACTTTATGGTTTGCTTTGCAACGTGAAGGTTTATCATAATCGTTAAGTTTTAAGTGTTATACATAAGACCGCTTTAAGTAGCAGCTGCAAGAGAAATCGTCGTCGCAGAAATCGGTTGCGGCATACGCCTCGTAGATTTCTGCGTCGGACACCAAGACATCAGCGTCGCAGAGGTCGCTCCAGAAGGTGCGCTCGCCACGCTCTTCGTTACGTTCACAGAGATAGTTGCCCTTCAGTTCGGACAACTGCTCACGGGAAAGGTCGGTCACGTTCATAATCGTTGTGTTTTAATGGTTAATACGTTTGTCAAACTCCTCTGCGGGCATACGCTCCTTGAACCACTGAAGGACGGTGGACTGCGGCGTGCCTGCCGGGAAAGAAAGGAAATTCATGCCGATTGTGTCGCCCGCGCTGTGGGGGAGGACATAATCGTGGAAGTCGCTCCACAGTTCGGGGAGCGTAGTGAGCGGCGTATGGTCTTCGCAATAGTCGCACCATGCGTCGTCGCCCGCCTCACAGACATACTCGTCGGTGTTGGCGTTCACCCACGCCATCACCTGCACGTCGATATTGCCGCACTTGTGGCAATACAAGACTTCATTCCAAGATGGGTTCTTCATACTCTTTGCATTGTAGGGATTATACGATAGTCCTTGCCTTTGAGGGTAGGACGCTGTTGTTCCACATATTCCACGAGTTCCTTCTCCTGTATGACAAAGGCAGGGCAGAACTTGTAGGGGAGCTGGCAGTAGAAATAGCTGCCGAGCATGATGTCAAGATAAATCGTAATCATATTGTCTGCATTGTTTTGGATTTGTTGATGGTTGACCGCATACACTCAAGCATGACGGTCGGAACGTTGTTGAAGTCGGCTGTGTCGAACACGCCCACCATATTGTTCTTGATAGGGGCGGACGAGAGTTGCAGCACGCGAAACAGGTTGTTTCGGTCAGTGCGCCACGCCGTGCCGCCGCTGACGAAGAGCTGGTTTTCTGGAAGCCGCTCGAAGTTCGCCTTCAGAAAATCAAGCAGCCTTGCCCGCTTCTCCTCAGCTTGCTGTATGCGGGTGTCGATGACCGCTTTTGCCTCTGACATGATGTCGCCGAGGTGTTCGCCGTCGATATACCCCCAACAGCTGTCGATGACATTGCCGTCCTCGTCCTCCACGATGTAGCCGTAGCAGTCGCCACGGACATAGCTGTCGTAGGTCTTCATCTCGGCCTGCATATTCTTCAAGGCAAGCTCGCGCCAGTTCTCCTCGGTGGCGCACTGCTCATTGATGGTGTCGCGCTTTGTCTGGTAAATCCATCCCGCCTGACCGCTGTCCCAGCCATGCCCCTCGCCAATCCACACCGTAACGCCGCTGTGGTCGTAGTACGCCATCGGCTGAATGACAAGCTCGTCGGAGGAGCTGACAAGGTTGAAGATGTCCTGGTCGGTCATATAGTCCCAGCACTGGTCGATGATTGCTTCGACAGGCTCGTCCTTTTCGTATTCAGCGTCGTAGTAGGCACTCGTGCCGTCGTGGAGCGCGAAGCCGCCAGCAGTTTCCTCCAGCCAGCAGTCGCCACGATGCTCACGCAGGTATTTCTCAATCTGGTCATACGAGACGTAGCAGCGGGCCAAATGGCTCAGGAACTCACGCTCGCTGCTGTAGTGGTGCTTGTCGCCTATTTGGTAATGGGGGAGAAAGCCTATCATGTGGGCGATGTTGTCCCACTCGCGGGGGCTTTCGCACTCCGTATCATAGTCTATGTGGATTGTATAGCCACGGTATTCTTCTGTTTGGTAATGTTCCATTTTGTTTGTGGTTTTAGTCTGTTAATCTATATTGTTCATACATAAAAGCGTCATGTTCATTATCAAAGACGCTGAGACCTATTCGCTTTTGGTCAGCCGCCTCCTCGTCCGTGAGGTCAGCCTCCCACATACGGAAACGACCGTAGTAGTTGTCCCAGTCGCAAACCCAGTAATGTTTCTTTTCCATGCTGTCGTGGTTTTAGGGTTCGTAGAAATTCACTCTCACTGTGTCGCACGGCTTCCCGAACAGGGGATAGAGGTTGAAGTCGTCTCTCTCATCCCACAGATATTCGCAAACGTAACCGTTTGGGAAGTTGTCGCGCAACCATTCGTCTATCTCCAGTTTCTCGTCATACGTCATGTCGTAGGACGCTTCGTCGCCGTATTCGAGATAGCCGAGTGCCCAGCAAGGCACGTCCTCGGTAGTTACAAGTCGTGGCATAGGCTATGAATTTATGCTTGCTCACACACTTCTTGTTCCTGCTCGTGCCAGTACAGTTCCTCGCCCAATGCGGTCTGGAAGTTGTACTTGATACCGAAAGAGCCGAAAGTCTCAAAGAACCAATCGACAAGCCAGTCGCGGTCCTTCACGCTTTGCTCGCCCATGTCGCCGTCGTTCAGACGCTTTATCATGTCCTCCACCATAGGGCGGTCGTATTCAGCCCCAACGATGCCCTTGCGATATGGCGGATAATCATAGTCGATGTTGTTGAAGTTGCCCTCAATCTTGTGTTCGCTGGAGTTCAGGTATTGGCGCATCTCGTCGTTGAACTCGTGCGCCATTTCGTAGGCGTAGTTCTCAATGCGCTCGTCACCCCACGTTTCCATGAGATAGTCGCTGGTGTCCTCGTCGCAGAAACCGTCGCGGGCTTCCTTGAGGATTCCCGCAACGCAGTCGGCCATGCGGTCGATGTTGATAAATTCCTTGATTGTTTCCATATTGTTGTGCTTTTGTTTGTTGAAGAATAGAAAACGGCGGTGTCCAAAGTTGTCCACCGCCGCACTTTTCTTGCAGATTTAACATTTATGTATGTGTCGCCCATCCATATTCGGGCGATATTTCCACGCTTCCGTTTGTCTTGTAGCCCTCGTCGGGCAGGCCGTGGAAGATGATGCCGCCGTTGAGCGACATGGTGCCGTCCTTGCGGATGATGCCGAAGCCGAAGCAATGCTCTCCGAAATCGGCGCAAATGCGCACCTCGTCCACATTCTCCCAGCGGGCGAAGTTCATCATCTTCACAAGCATATACTGGAGCGATTGTTCGTACTTTATTTGTCCGCTGTGTAACGCCTCCTCGGATTTCTCCCAAGCGGCACGCCATTTCTGTTCCGGGAATATTTCTATACGCATGGTTGTCAGTTTTTGAATATTCTTTCTTCAAGTTTCAAAGTCTCTTTGTACGCCCTCAGCCAAAAGCGACCGAGTTTCGCGCTTTTCTTGCTCGCCCACACAAGAGCGGCAAGATATATCGCCCCGACCCACGGTATGCTGGAGAACACCAACAGCGTGGGAAGGATGAGCAAGTATGATATTGCGAGTGTTTTCATGTCTTTCACGTTTTAGAGTGGCACTTCCTCATCCTCAACGATAATGTCGGCGCAAGCCAACGGAGCGTACTCGTCCATCGTCAAGGGCATACGCTCCCACTCGTCCACCACATACTCCACTGTCTCGTATGGGCAGACCGCCTTCAGCTTGCCAGTGAAATGCTGGTGTTTCGCGATTGCTTGGCACACAGTCCTGTAAGCCTTCGGGGTAAGCCGTATCATCTCGTCGTCAAGCCCCGCGTCGATGTCGTCGTAGAGCACATAGTGGGCCGTCTCGCTGACCGCAATCGTGTCAATGACGTTCTCGGTGCTGAAGAAACAGCCGTCAAAGCCTGTCTCAATTGCGGTTGAGTCAGCCTTGACTTCTTTCTTGTTTTGTGTACTGGATGAACAAGGAAACGCCCCAAGCATAATTATACTCAGAGCGCAAATAATAAATTGCTTTTTCATTTTGTCGTTTTTGGGGAATTGTTGATTGTGTGTAATAATTGCGCGATGTGCGCCGCCATATTCTTCTCTTCAACAAGGTCTTTGCGGCAATCACGCACTTCCTCGACAAAGACAGGACTGCAATCTGTCCTTTGAGCGTAGGCTTTCAGATTGCAGTCTATTGTCTTGATGCGGTTGCGCAAAGACTTCGCCATATCGCGAAACTCCTGCTCTTGGTCTAACCTTATTTCAGTTATCATAGTTTGGTTATGCGGCTTTCAGTTTGATGCAGAGAGTCTTAGCGCAATCCTTAACCTGTTCGGTACGGATTACCCAACCCTCGCCACCAGTGAGATGACTGTTGTACACGCCCTTGAACTGCTCTTTGAGGATCTTGCGCAATGGCTTGGTATTGCCACGCAGTACCCAACACTTCTCCGAGTACTTCTCAAAGGTCAGTCCGAGCTTCTTGATAGCAGCAGTGTTAGTAACGGCTATGAGAGTATCATCTGATGTGGCTTTCGCTTTGGCAGGCGCAGCTTCCTCCTCTGCTTTCGGGGAGGACTTTTCCTGTTTCTTGAACTTTGCGGCGGCTTCCTTAGCCTTTTCAGCCACAGCCTTTGCAGTGGGCTTGGTGGCGACTTTCTTGGTTGCCTTTGCGGTGGGCTGAAGTTCTGCCACACGGACTTCATAGGCGTTCTTCACCTGAGCACAGATAGCGTTAGCCGCCTCTTTAAGCTCTGCAATGGTTGTCAACTGTGTGAATGTACTGCTGATAATGCTTGTGAAGATAGACTCCACGTTGATGTTCGTCTTCATAATTCTTGAATTTTAATTGTTTTTTTTTGTTTTGGACTGATATTTTTTCGCGCGTCTTTTGGTCAATCCTCCTCCAAAAGGTCACGGCTATCCAATTCGTCTTGGATAGCGTCAAGCTCGATTTGAATGTTGTCAAGCTGCTCTTCGTCATCGCACTTCATCAATGCGTCTGAAAGTACGCCTTGCATTTGCTCCAGCTCGTAGCAAGTAAAGTCTTCGTATGTTGCCATTGCAATTTAGTCCTGTCCTTTGCAGGGGTCTTGGTTATTCAATTCCATGTCGCTCTCAGTCACACTTTGCGCATCAAGCATTTCACAAACGGCAGCCATAACGTCACGGCTGTCAACCGAGTACTCTTTCGCAACTCTTTCCACGTTGGTTGCGTCAACGGGCAGCTGCATAGCTATCGCTATTGCCGCCAGCATAATTTTGTTGTTCATTTTATTGAAATTAAATGAGTTGTCGTTTATAAGATTGTGGTCATAATGCTACGCCACTTGTTTACAGTTCGGCTCGCTTCCCATAGTCGCACCATAGTCTGATGGCGCACTACTTGCAAGCCTTTTAGCTCGCCTTGTCTGCTTCCGTCCTTCAAGTAAGCCTTGATGTCGGCGTTTATGTCCTTCAGGTCTTGGAGCAAGTTGTTTGCCTTTTCGCAGGCGTTGCTATACTGTTTGCACACCCATTGCTTGCAATACTCGTCCTTGTCAAGCGGTGAGTCGCAATAGTCATTGTGCATCTTTTGAAAGTCCTTGCCTTCAAGACGCACCATTGTACGGTCGTAAAATTCTTGTTCAGTCATAATTATATTTCTGTATTTGTCATTGCTGTGTGCTTTTAGAGTAAACTTATGCGTTTGCTTTGCGTATGAGAGCCTTCATGTGTACGCGCTCCCCACGCCTGAATTTATTGCGCTGTTCGACGATTACGCTTGGTTGATACTGGTCACATATCTCGCGCTTTGCCATGCCACCCCATACGCGCTCACCCGTCTTGCGGCTTTTCGCCACCACACGGTTTGCGCTGATGTTGGACTTCTTGCGAAAGCGAGTGCCCTTGCCAGCGTTGAATATTTCGTCAGCTTTCATTAGACTGAGCGGCTTTGACCTGTCAGCACTCTCGTATGCGTCCAGCACTTGCTCTATCGTGCCGCTTTTCTGTGGGTGCAGGCAGATTACTTTCTTGCCCTTCACGACATAGTGCGCCTTAAAGCCGTCGCAAGCCTTTTGCGTGTCGCACACGGCTTGCCACTGGTTGTGGACTCGCCCTACTATGCAACGCTTGCGCCAAATGCTGCAATACCCTATATTACTTATTTGACTTTCGCTGAAGTTTTGGGGGCTTACGGACATTTCGCCAAGACGCATCAATCCTATCTCATAGGGGTTTAGCGCGTTGCGCTTTTCATTCACATTCAGCCGCTTTTGAGCACGGCAATTCTCGCTCTCCACCCATGATGCGGGCAGGGAAGCCACCATCATCGCCAACTTCATAGTCCTTGTGCTTCATAATTGTTCAATACCCACTGCAACCCGTCTATGGCTGCAATATCTACGCGCGTCTTTATACGCCTTGCCTGTAAGTCAGCTATGGCAGACATAATCATTTCTCTTTTCATAATCCTTGCTTTTAGTTCTTACTGTGTGGCGTGGAGCCGACTCGCACGACTCTAATGCTACCTAATTTCACGCCTACCGTCTTGGTGTGTGGTTAGAATACCACGCTTGTTTTGGCTACTTCTACCACTTTGCGTACCACTTCGCCCGTCTCTTCGTTCTTCTGAAGGCGCACGATGTAAACGTGCTCGATAGCTTCCCACTTTAGGTCGCTTTCCACGAGCTCGTCATTCTCTTTCTCAAAGTTCCTTGTCTGCTTCAAGCCGCGTAGTATCGTGCTTACAGACCACTTGTTCTGGGCTATCTCACTGAGCATATAGCGGCTTATAGGCTTGCCGTCCACTTTCTCAGCTTCTTCTTTCGTGAAGACACGGTATGCCACGCCTTTAGGGTCATTCGGATCGTCCACGAGTATCTTTGCAGGCACATTGCGGAACACATAGCACGACTTGTCCTGCTTCATTCCGTCGTGCCAGCCGTCCATGAGCAATGCAGGCGTGTAATTGCCCTTTTTGCCCGACTTGTTCACGAAGCGATGCACACCGTGCGCGTCCATCCACGCCTCAACCGTGAGCCCGTCGCAGTCAGGCAGCACTTTCCCGTATATGCCTATGAACTGCTTTAACACTTGCGACTGGGTGCTTGTGAGGTCCAATATGCCCCTTGCGCCCTTGTTCTCTTGCTTCTTGCTAATTGTTACTTGTGTAGTCATAACTTTCTGCACTTTATTCGTGTCGTGCGCAACTTCTAAGTTAAACGTAAATCGTAGTCGCGGCGACAGTCAGTGCCTACTACACACCGCACCGCAAACGGGTACTTAGTGTGCAACCGCGACTTTCCTATATAGAGAGTTTCAAAGTTTCTCATTCCGTGCAACCTAACGTTCACTTTGTGCTCGTAACATGGGCACTATAATGCCCCTATCAAGGGCTGTACTACGCTTTGCTTGCAATGCCTTTTGCGTACTTGCGCATTTACATTTTCGCCCAATTATAGTGCTTGATTGCTTTGGCAGCCGGGTACCGACATAAAACGTCCCCTATGAGTGCAAGATATTTGCGAAGTGATACAGTACACCCATGCAAGCGTTGCCAACCGCCTGACTACACGCCCTCGCAGTGTGCGTGCCAATTATTTTCCTACTTTACACAATTTGCAAGACATAATCTTTGCCGTTGTGAGTGTACATAATACACTGGTATTTCAACGTTTAGTCTGTGTGTTTCAGACAGCGAGGCAGTATGTAAAAGAACGAGTGAATATTTGAGTAAGCTTTGCAGCTCGTTTCTCAAATTTTCTGACCCAATGATAAGTAGGTCTAAGGCTTTTACAAAATGTTTTTCAAAAAAAATATTTTCAGATAGTCAAAAGTGGGGAGTTTTCTATATAATGTACACGAAGAGTTAAAGTGCTGGTTTTCAAGTATTTATAAAAACAATTTTTTTTTGAGAAAAGCATAAATTTTCTGTAAAAGGAGTCGGTTTTATGTTTAGTGTTTGGATAGGGGTAAAAGGAGCAAAAATAACATACAAAAAGTGTTAAAAAGTGGAGCTATACATATATATAAAAAGATTGCTTGTAAGTTTTTTTTATTGTTTCACTTTTTTCAGAAAGTGAAATCAAAATTGATTTTCAGATAGTTATATTAAACTTTCTATACTATTAACATATATTAACATTTTTATAGGACAAATCTTTACAAAAAGTTTGTTTCACTAATGTAGAAAGTGAAACAAAAATAAACCACAAAAAGCCGTAACTAACAGAATATCAATAAAAACGGTGGGGTGGGTAGCCTTCTTCTACTTCAAGACAGGTATAAACTTTTCCCAATTTTCAAATCTGAATTTTGACCACACCAGTTCCCAGAAAATCCGCTTTCGCCCCCCTCGCCCACACCTCAGCAGTCTGCCTAAAATTTTCATATCAAATTCTCCTTTCTGAAACAAAATTCCATCTGATTTTGTCAAATTCTCGCCCACACAGCCACTCCACCCACTCTTGCCTGCCCCAAAATCTCACTTAACACACTCTGAAAACCACCCTCTCACACCCTCGAAACCCCCAAAAGCCAAAATTAAACCCTCTGAGTGCATTTCTTCGGTCAAGCTGATAAGTTATCCACCCAAGCAGAGAAAATGCGCCAGAACGCACGAAAAGTGGCAAATTGGCGTATTTATCTTTTTCTTTCCTCTACACAAAAAACAAAGTAGCCTAACCCCTAATTTTTCCCGACCGATTTTTCAAATCCAATTTTCCTGCAAATTCATCTTCTCAACCTGTTTGCAATCAACTCCGCCGCCACTCACACACCCGAAAATATTTTTGAGACATAAATCGCCCTTAATTATTTTGCCAAATTTTTCCTGATCCTAATTTCAAACCCAATTCCTGGATAACACTACAATATTTTGAAGCGTCGCAGACAGGACGACAGCCACCACACAAAAAACACTTGCCAACATAAATTGATATCCACTTAAAAGGATAGGGATGAGAACGCATTGAAGGGGAGGGCGTATAAGGTAGGAAAGAAAAAGAAAGTAAGGGTCAGAAAAAAGAAGTTATAGAAGAGAAAAGAAAGGGAAAGAAACGAAAAAGAAAGGCCGCCCCGCTTTTAACTAAAAGACAAAAGCCTTAAAGCCTAAGACACCCTTAAACTGCCGAGATGTTTATTTTATAAAGCTGGGAATGGAATTAAGCCTTTTAAGGTTTATTCCTGAAGTATTCCCTATCCCTTACTAAGCAGTGTCTTAGCCTACCGCTCTTCCAGAGGGGAATGGAACCTGAAGTATGGGGGTCTTGCCCTCGCGTGTGCATAGAGCGGAGCAGTTTACCTTTTCCGAGCCTTTAGGCGAGGGAAAGTGAACTGCGAAGCGACCTCTTTTTCTTTCTCTCTTTTCTTTTATTTATTTTCTTTTCTTTATTTCTTTAAGAAAGGGCTGCAAGGGGGAGATTATTTCTTTTTTCTTTTCGTTTTTTCTTTTCTTTGCTCTTTCTTTTTCCAAGCCACCACCAGTCCAACAACAAAAATGCGCCGAGTTTCACAACCCGACGCATCAGCCAAATTTGAAAAGAAAATTCTTAGTACGTTATCTTATAATAGTTTCGTTGGCTATTCAGTCATCACTTGTTTCTTGTAAACAAGTGCAACCTGAAGCTCCGCGTTGCAACCCTTAGACTGTTCCCAGCTCTTGCAAAGATATATCGCGTCACAGTCCAACAGCTTCTCGATGCACATACCCATAGACTGATTGTATGGAGTGGTTACTGACTTTACCACATCGAATGGTGTTACAGGTTCCCATCCACGCTGCGCCAGATTGGTGGCAACCACGAAAGCGTGATTGCGCTGATCGTTGTAATCCTCTCCTGTGATAGGGATAGAAACATATATTCTCTTGTTCATGTTTGTTGTTTGTTTTTGGTTCACTATGCTTTCATCAGGATTATTTTCGTTATATTACTCTTCAGTTTCGCTAACCAACAGCCATGAGAACCGCCAGTTGACATGAGCGAGCAGCCTTTTTACGATTTCATTGATATTGAAAGAGACTGCATTGAAATTGCTTATCTTTATGAAGCGATGCACCATTAGGTTCGTTTCGGTGTTGATACCCGCTGCATGAAGCATTATGTCGGAGCCTTGCTTTGGATATTGCTCAAAGGTTTTCCACTGCAAGGATTCCAGTCTTTCATTTTTTGTCACTTTCATATCAATCAAATCTGAATTTATGGTCTGGTACTGTCAGCCCTTGCTGTTGTTGCCACCCTTTCTCTTTTTTGAGTTTCTGGAATTTTTCTATCAGGTCAACCATCACCTCGTCAGTAACGTGACCCAGATGAAAATAAACACACCCGTCGATGTTCCTGCAATCCTTTACTGTTTTCGCCGGACACCTCATAGTCATTTTGCCATTCTCTTTTGAAGGCACAAACTGGTAGTCCGACAACTTAGAGTCCAAAGCCACCACGGTAATGCCCTTGAACTCTTGGTATTCAAAATGAATAGGTCTGCTCATTTTTGTTTGAATTAAAAACAGACACTGCTGTCATCAAATAAGGAATTGATCGATAATGAACCATGCACAGCCAGACAGCAAGCCACCAATGACAGTGCAAATCCAATCAATCCAATCCCATTTTTTGCCATATAGTTTATCTTTCAGTTCCAGACAAGAAGCGGCTACACAACTGCCATATATAGCTCCATATACTGAAAGTCCACATAAGCCAACCATAATGCCACCTAAGAGGTGCTTCCAACGGTTGCTTTCAGCAAGCCAATTAAAAAGTCTTTTCATATTATGCTTTGCTTAATTGTATTCCTCTTCCTCGGCAGGGTCGTGGTCTGTCGGTAAGATGTTATTGTCAAACGCCATATTGACATCCTGCTTAGTGAGATTGTTAATCTCTATTTTCTTCGATGCGTTGCGTATTCGGCAATAAATTCCAGGATCTTCGCCCTCAACAAGGTCATTCAAGTGCTGAATGGTCTTATAGTTCAATATGCGAGTGCGTCCATTACCACGCCTTCCATTGTTACGTTCCAACAGCAGCCCTCTTCTGCGAAGCTCATAAAGACTTGCGCTAATTGACGGTGTGGATATTTTCAGACGAATAGACAGTTCCTTTACGGTCAAGGAACACTCCCCATTAGCAATGGACTCTTCCAGTATCGTTGCTACGAGCATTAACTCATAATGCCTTAAAAAATATATCAAGACTCTGGGGATAGGCAGAACCATACCGTTGAACACCTCTTGTTGTTTCACTTCAGCCACAACCTTGTATTCAACCGTAGGCAGTGTTATCCCCTGTTGCATTTGGAGCGGGTCTATTTTAACCTGAAATGGAGCGAGAGATGGCAGTTTTGCCTTGTTTGGTACTTTTCTCATGTTATGAAAATTGTCATAACACTGCTTTCATCACGTCGGCAAAGCCCCAAAAATTGGTGCAAAGATAATCAAAATATTAAGATTTGCCAAAATTTGCATTGATTATTTACTGTATTTTTAATTTTTAACCCGAAATTACATCGAAAAACAGTAAATTTGCGGTCAAAAAGCAGGCGTTACAAAATGAAAACTTTAGAACAGGTTATCCGATATACACGAAAATGTCGTTTTGACGATGCGGAAGAATGGTCGCAAGTCTTATCCTTTTGCAAACGACATGACATACCCGGCGGTCATATACACAAAGCGTTGAGACCTATAATACAATCCACCTATCAGCAATTCGTGAACTGGTACGAAAATGGGTATGGCATAGGCGATATTGTGAACTATGGCAGGACGATAGGGATGATATGCGATATGCTGCCTAACACCACTTCACTGATCGCCTATTTGGATTATGATGGAAAGCTAATATCGCAATCTCTGGAAATACAACCAGAACGAATACAGCCAACAAATGAAGAACAAAAAGCAAAGTTCCAGAAAGCATTATTTGAGGCTGGTTTGACTATTGATGTGAAGAAGGCTACGTTGACAAAACTGTACACCCCAGAAAAATATTTTTATGTCAGCTTTGAAGATGAAAAAGGGCTGACTAATGTCGGAATGTTCTTGGATTCAGACGGTTTCACATATCACTTTGCTGCTTTATGGAATGGAAAGAAAATTTTAATGGATTGTAGTGTACAATATAAGTATATTCTTTTGCGTAAGTCCACAAATAGCGAAATCAACCTTTTGCATAAGAAAATGTCAAAAGCTGGTTGGTGTTATAATGGAAGGACCAATCAGTTTATTAAAAGGTCTGCGCATGGTGAAAATAACTCTTATTGGTATATGACCGATAGATTTTGCATTACGGCTGATAAGGATAACGGCGACGCAAAGCACCGTGAACGCTTTAATGCCGGTAATTATTTCTTGGACTATACCGAAGCCATTACATTTATGCAAGAGGTAAAGAAAATGAGAGGCTGATAGCTCCTATATTAAATTACGGAACTATCAGCGCGTTTGCTATTTGAAATCAATTGGCTTAAAACTCTTTTTCAAAGCGTTCTCATACCAATAATCTTCCGCTTCTTGGGGTGTTATCTCAGACACACACGACCGTTGATTGTGTAATTCGTTCCATTCTTGAACTTTTGCGACACTGAATGGAAACATCCCTTCTGGTCTATCCGTGAAAGCCGACCTCTTATTATAACAAAACTTTATATCCTTATCTGTCACATAAAGATAATCTTTATACGCTTGCTTGAACTGAAGAAGATTATAATTTTGATATTTGTTATAGAACAAAGCCCAAAGATAAACAATTATCTCCATATCTGTTAGTTTATCCCACCCATCGTTTGCATCGTCTTCAGCAAGCATAATTATTTGTCGCGCGTAGGTTCGATTGGCTTTCGCATCTTCGCAAGACACCTCGTATGGTTTTAATGCCTCTGGAGTTGGCGGCACGAGATTTATGATACCTTCAGGCTTTATGATGTATTCTCCTTCATTGTTCAAAGGGAAATTGAATATCTGATGTAGGCGTGTGGAATCAAACGCATTGACCTTGCGAATGGCATACGAGCGATCCCATATCTTTATTCTTTTGTAGTTTCGCGTTGCATCTGTAAAATCTTCCTGAATGTCAAGTGCAAGTCGGTCAATCATTTTCTTGGGGACGGTTAAGCCCCAAATATCATTGCGAGAATTTTCTTTTCCGGGTTCTTTATCATAATCCACTGGAGCTATCGTATCGCAAAGACACGATAGTGCATAAGCAGCATGAAGCCTATATGGTTGGTCTGACACTTCCCACGGTTCGCACATCAGCGTTTTCAGTTCTGATGGCGTGTATGGCTGATAGTTATCTTTCATTATCGTTGTCCTCCTTAATTATTTCAGCTTTTTCAACGCTGTCACTCTCAGGTATCATGTTGACAACAGTTTCAGCAAGATTTGCTGCATACGGAGATGGATTGTTCAAGATATTCATTACATTTAACCTGATGATACGATACATCTCACGGGCGATAGGGCTGTTTGGTTGGTGCATACAGGCAAAAATAGCTTGGGCTATGTTTTCGCCATTGCCATGCAGTACAGAGCCGCATTGTCCGTCTTTGTGTGCGATGATGAGAATGTCCGCATCTTCGCCATAGATTTTCATTGCTTGTTCGAGAGCTTTGTTAGTCTTCTTTTCCATTTACAAGAATTTTTAAAGTTTTGACATTGCTATCATCAGTCAGTATTTCTTTCGGGTCAAGACGAAAGCCGCAATGCTCATCGCCAACTCTCCATTTTTTCGGTATTTTATTGTATGGTTCATATTTATCTTCAAGTGACAAGTCATATCTGAAGCAATTGTAACGATCCATGCAAGCACGAGCTTTACACCATTTGCTATTTCGTCTCAGCTGATTATACGCTTTCTTTGTGATTTCATAGACCGATGTCTTAAATTGATTTCTGAAACGTTCTGGAATAGTGCCAATAACCCAGATGTCATTTGACATAATAAGTTGTGCCCCTTGCTTTACGAACCAACGCTTTTTGCCTTTCCCACCCAATATTATAGATTTGTCTTTACTATCAGCTACGAAAGGGTTAATGACAATACACTGGTTACTTAGAACCTCCATGTTTTTAGGAGGGTACTCAATCAGGTTTTGCCAATACGCACAATCATAGCAAATCCCTTTTTGTTCCATGATATGCGCGAAGCGGTTTTGTTCGTTATACCCTTGAAACAGAATACGCGCCCCACAGCAGGAACAGAAGCGCACTCCGTTCAAGAGCTTGCATTTCATCGCCCTCATTATATTTCTATAGAGTTGAAAATACTTGCTATTTCATTGTCACGAATACCAAGATAGACCATAGTTGTGTCTATATTTGCGTGTTTGAATATGCGATTTAGGTAGATAAGAGACTCATTCGTCCTTCCGCTTTTCTCATAGACGTAACGACCGAATGTCTTTCTGAAAGTATGAGTGCTGAAGTTCTCTATGTCAAGATTGTATTTTATAACCCAAGACTTCAGTTGCTTGTTTATGTATTGGATAGATACAGCCTTTTTCTCTGGGGCTTTATGATTTTCCAAACAATAACTGGTCTTGTTGGGTCTGCCCATCTTTATATACAATGTGTCGAGGTGATCCAAAGTGTTATTGCCAAGCCATACAGATTGAGGCTTGCCTGTTTTCTTAGCCGTAACAGTGATTTTCTTTTTGTCAAGAACATCACACCAACGCAACCTGCTCACGTCAGAATAACGTAAGCCTGTACAAAAAGAAAGAATACAGTAGCAAGCCCACCAATATTTCTTCTCGTCAATAAGAGATTGAACCAGTTTTTGATAATCCTTGAATGGCAGATAATCTGCCGTTGTTATACTACCTTTTTTACTCATAACTTTTCAAATTTGGATTTATGGCTGCAAAATTACAATAAAAAATTCGAGAAAACAAAATATTTTGTTGGTTTCATTTTCTAAATAAAGTTAAATACGGTATAAGTAATTGGTTTTCAGCCACAAAAGTGTTGTTTGTTTCACTTTCGCGCGTGTGCGTACATTAATAAGTGAAACAAAAAGAGAGCGGTTTGCACCGCCCTCCGCTTAATAAAGGTGATGATGTGTATGTACTATTTCACATTGTCACAGCATTATTGTTAGCGTCATTCAGGAACTTGTTTATAAAATATTGACAGCCCCTTTGTGTAACTTTGGTTGTGCGTGATACAAAAGGAGTGGCAGAACCATTCTCTATTGTTCGAGTTATCACGACAAAGAGTCGCTGCTCCATTGCAAGCTGAGTTGGCTCGCATTTGCCCTTGCAGATATATCCGTTATCCCTAAACCAATCCCATAAGCGATTGCCACCGATATTTACTCCATTCTGTTTTAGAATTTTGGCAAGCTCACGAACTAAAATTGTGTCGGTGGATGATACCAGAGCATTGGCAAAATTGACTTTAGGAATATTAGCCTCGATCTGTTCAGCTTGTTTCTTGTTTTCCAGCTGCAAACGCTCTTTTTCTTCCTCTGCCTTGACTATCATTAATGCCAAATCCTTGCGAGAAAGGCTTTGTATGGAATAGCCGCCTGTCTTGCGGATTGAGGGGAGAACCTCACTTGTCACCCACTTTTTAAATTGTTTGGCTTGCGGCAGCTTACTTGACATTATTAATCCGTATAAGCCGCTTTCAGTTACGAATGAAGTTTGCTGTTCTCTGCCCAAGCTATCGGTGATGTAACGTTTCGTTACGTCATCCTCGTCTATGTGGTCTGCAATAGCTTTTCTGCTGTTGGCGTACCCCAATGCTTTACACACGTCAACGGCACAGAACATCGGCTCACCATTTATTTCGGTAGTACGAATTATGCCAAATTGTTCACTTTTGAAAATTTGTAAATCGTTCATAAAACTTTTGGTTATTACTTGTTCAAATATTTAACTTGATTTTATTTTGCGCCAGAATGACCAAAACCGCCTTCGCCTCTTTCTGTTTGTGATAATTCACTCACCACCTCAAATGGCTCATCGTAATATTTTTCAATTACCATTTGCGCAATGCGTGTTCCCTGCGACACAATAAAAGATGTGTCTTCTTGACTTTTTATAATTACTCCGACATTGCCGCGATAGCTTTCATCGACCGTACCAATAATCACGTCGGCATTAAATCTTTTTGTAATGCCATCTGAGGTCTTACCCTCTATGCCTTTAAGTGAAAAACCGCTGCGAGGACGTATGTTGGCTTCATAGCCCTTATTCAGTTCTATACTGATGTCAAGTGGAATTAGGTTGCGACCAAAGTGTATCTCAGTGTCTTTCGGCACATATAGGTCATAACCTGCGGCTCCCTGTTCGGCTCTTGTTGGTACTTTCGCGTTTTCTGATAATAACTTAATTCTCATTGTCTGTTGTTTTTTAATGATAAATATTCGCTTTCAAGCATTACGGATGTCTTAATCATTTTGCGAGTGGAATATATTTTCCTGTCCTCGCCTATTTCATTATCAAACTCAAATATGGTCAATACGCCAATATCATCAGGATCTATCTGAAAGTCTGGTGGCACGGCTCTCCAATAACGCTTGTTTACAGAGATAATATCTCCGTAAGCGGCTTTTATAAGTGATTGCCGTAATGTACCTGTTATAGTGGCGGCTTCACTGATAGACCTGAATATTGCCACCAGTTTATACGTTGCGTCAAATGCCACTATTTGAGTTGGTGTGCTACTGATTGTTTTCTGTGTTACCATTTATTGAACGTTGTTTAATTATTTCTTGTAGTACGTCGTTTGGCAAACGGCTTTCTGCAAGACTATACGCAAAGCCATCGCTATACGCCACGCCGTCAGAAATTGCATCGCCCACAAGGTTGTTGAAATACAACAGCATTTCTGGATTACAGAAAGCTATGTACAAGAACACCAATTCTGAAGAAATCCAGACGTGATTGTTGGGAGCGACATAGAACAATTCCGATGTTGGGCGGTTATAATGATCTGCGAGTATTTTAATCATGCTCTTGCATGAACGAGAGAATATTTTGTAATCAACTTCTTCCAGTTTGTTGACCGCAATATAATTTGTTGCGTCAAACACCACTTGCCCCTGTGAAACAGTGGAGAATTTTAAGCCTGTCAGCTCTGGAAATAACTCCTCTGTTTCTTTCAGGTCGTCTTTCAAGTATGTTGTTTTGTAATCCATTATTCTTCTTCGTGTTCAATGACATCCATAATCTTGGTTTCATGCAGCACCTCAATGGCATAATCAGCCATAGAATCACGCATCATTTCCTTAATGTATGCGTTAGCTTTATCAATATTGTTGGCTTGTACAAGATAGTTGACGTAAGAGCGAGTCTCTTCATTCGTGCGCTCATTCAGCGTTATATACGCCAGCTTTACCTTGTACCACTTGTCATCTTGCTCGTTGTCAGAGAACAGAATTTCACTAAAATCCGCACGTTTGATTGTGGCGATTTGGGCTTCATTCATAGGATAATCGGAAATGTACTCCGAGATGTTCGCTTCCGCTTCAGTGAATGAAAGAGCGTCCACGACGAACATTTCGCTTGTGCGTTTGATTGCCCCCTTGTCGTTTGTTTTCATGTAAGACACTTTAGTCTCGAACCATGTTGAGTTTTTTATTTCCATGTTTTTTTGTTTTTAAGTCCACGATGTGCCGTGGAGAGGTTAAACTTGTGTACTGTCGGATTATAATAGTATATGGTGTACAGCAAAATCGTGTTAAAAACTGTTTCACGGCTTGTAAGTCCACGAGTATGAGCGAATAAAAATTTTGGAATTATTTTTCTGGGTGCATAACAAGAGCTTTTTGTGGTGTACATGAGTTTCAGGGTTCCGTGTTCAGGTGAGCTATTAACAAGAAAACAGAAATTATGCGCAAAAGAACAGAAACAAACTCAACAGGCAATTTCTTCACCACCGAAGCATTGATTGCCCATTATAACATTTACAAGAAAACCATTCAGGAATATACGGAAGAGTTGATTAGACGCTGCCAGTATAAAAACATCGTCAGTCAAGTCGCTGATGGCGTTGTTATGGATGACCGTTCAAGGCTGATAGACCTCTATGACGCTTGTTATATACAAAACGCTCATCTACAAGGAACGATAGAGACCCTGTTATCACAGTTGGTTGGTAAACGATATATGCTTGCGAGAGAAGATGATAATGGGAAATGGGTACGAGACCCACAACAATCAAAAATATGTCAAGGTACACAGTTTGAGAAGATAGTCCGTGCTATCGTGGAAAGCAAATTGTATGGCTACTCCCTCATAGAGATAATGTCAGACATAGACCCTGAAACAGGGCTGTTGCGAGAAGTAAACAATATAGAAAGGCGAAATGTGTTGCCAGACCAACGAAGGGTTGTGCAGCGTTGGCACGAATGGACTCCCGGTTGGGATTTAGATGCAGAACAATTCAAACATAACTATGTGCTTGTCAATAGCGGTGGCTTTGGCTTGTTTGCGGCAACCACTCCAAACATACTTGCTCAAAAATACACCGTAAGTAACTGGGTAAACTTCAGTCATACTTACGGGCAACCTTTGATACACGGAAAGACAGCTTCGGAAGACAATGAGTCACGTCAACGGTTAGCAAGACGCATGGCTTCAGCTGCTCAAAACAAGATTCTCGTGACTGGCAAGGATGATGAAGTTGACATCAAAACGTTCACTATGTCTAATTCCGAGCAGATATATCGCACTTTAGTGGAACACGTCAATAAGGAGAACGACAACCTGATATTGGGAAGCGAATCAATGGCGGGCGGTATGCAGTCCTATGTTGGCTCAACTAAAGCTCACGAGGATATTTATCGTGCTCGTATTCAGACTTATCGAACATACGTTGAAAACGTGATGAACGAGCAGGTCATGCCGATTTTCAGATATTGGGGATTGGTACAAGGCGATGTCATGTTCAAGTATATGAATAAGATAGAGATGTCTGACGAGAACAAGATTAAGCTCTATGATATGCTTACGAACAAATATGAGATTGAGCCAGAGGAAATCAATAAGGAATGGGGCATTGAAGTCGGCCAACAACGCAATTTCGAGAACGGAAATAACAGCACAAGTCTCGGCGACTGGAGTGATGGCGATGACAGTCATAGAATGAGTGATGAAGAATATTATAAACGTTACGGCCATCATAGAGACAGTGTAAATTTTCTGTCAGGGGTGCAATAAAAGGCGGTTGCACCCTTAACCTTAGCAAACGCATCAAAGCTGCCATGAGTGACGACGAAAAGGCACGACATGACAGCGAATACAAAGAGCTGTTAGCCTTATTTATTGAGTTACTTAAATATATCCATGCCGACAGCAAGGAAGAGGCATTGTACGCTCTTTCTGAATTGAGAGCCGAGTTTGCTATTAACCATGTGCTTAAAGGATTGGATTTGGATGTTGACGAGGCTTTAATGCTTTTACAAAGTGTTGATGATGAGAATTTAACTCAGCATGACAAAAATTTGAGAGATAGAGTTGTTGCTGCCGTGAATAACCTTATAGATTTCGCTGTGTGTGAAGAATATCAGCTGTACAAAGAGGCTTCTGACCTTATCGGTGATGAAGAAGTAGATTTTAATTCTGACGATTATGAAGAATTGGAAGCTCTTTGTGAGAAATACAACGACATTTACGCTACAGTTGAAGACACTGACATAGAGTATGCCGGCATTATGGCTGCGTGGTGGATAAAGTTATCAGCTGCCGATTACGTCGTATATTGGACTCAGAATGACGCTAAAGTGCGCCCGTGGCACATGGCATTACAAGGATATGCCGCACCCAGAGATGAATTTCCAAGCTGGATGATACCGCCTATTGAATACAATTGCCGTTGCTTTCTGGAAACATTGGAAATTGCCGCTATACAAGGCAAGGTAAGTAAGAACCAAGCAGGAACTCTTGAAATTCAAGGTAAAAAGTCTTTGTCGATCAAAAACGCCTTGAAAGCAGAAAAGCCAAAACAAATAGGCGATGTGTATTCCGAAAGTCTTGCTAAGTGCGGTAAAATCTTCAGTGCATCACACAATTATTTTCAAGTCAAGGAAGCTGACATGGAAATGCTGCAAGGTTTTGTAAAGCGGATTAAAGAAAAGTGGTATGGCGAAGTATGATATAAATAAGTTTGAGTTTTATAACGGCAAACTTTACTATAACAGCTTTTATGCGACCAGACAACAAGTGTCCGCATATAAAAAGCTGACAGGTCGTTCTTCAGCCAAAGCCACCACAAGCAAACCAAGAGAACGCTATCGAGTAGGCAATCGCTGGGCTAAAATGCTTTCGATAAACCCAAATTCAAAAGCGGGTACGGCAAAATCGTGGGCAAAACCTTTAGCTAATAAAAACGGTTTTATACAAGTTGGTCGTGGCAATAAAATCATAGAAAGAGGCGGTAATACATACTGGGGAGCTAACCTTAAATCAACTAAAAGAGGAGTTGTTAGTGCTGGTACATTATTAATCGGCAGTAAGGATTGGATAAGACACATACAAATGAGCATACATCAACTACAAGTGCAAGCTGAATATTTCAGGATTGCTGTCGGTTATCGTGCGCAAAAAGTATTCCAAGACTCTTTTAGGTTTCAACGATTTTATAGTGCGGAAGGGCAAAAATGGGCTTCTTTGTCAGCTTATACGCTAAGAAAAAGAATGAAGCGCAAAACAAGTGGACCTATCCTGCGTGAATATGGCGATTTGCTAAACTCCATAAAAATAGAGGAAAATACTGCTTTAGAATCTGGTACTATCGGAACACAAATATACACTGATAAAGTGCCAATGAACTTGGCTCATCATAAAAAGCACACGCTATGTTATGCCGGTTGGCATAATGAGGGCAAGGGAACATACGGACGAGGCGTAAAGGGAAGACCACCTAAGCCTTACAAGAAACGACAATTCATAGGTCATTCCAGCAAAATTCTCCATTTTGCGGCTCAAATACAAAAGCGTTACCTGTTTGATATGGTATTCTTATCAAAGAAAGTGTGACGTTATGCCGCTGACTATTATTCATAAAGAAGAACCGTATGATTATTGATAAGAAAAATAAGCAAGTAGTCAGTGGGAATCAAGAGAGTGTGCTTGCCCCTGCAAAGGACACGATAGACAGTACTGAAATAGTCGAAGTATCAGAGCAAGTCGCCACTAATGGAGCGATGGATGTACTGAAGGCTATGAAGGAGATATTACGAAGCGTGACTTGGGAGTATGGTGTCACCGACTCCCCCAAGATATTCAGAACTGTGCAAATAGATGACGGTCAATATGAGCGCATCATATCAACTTCAGGAAACCAAGAAGAAACGCTTGGATTCCCTGCTGCGTTCATACATTTCATAGAGTGGTATTATTTGGTTGACCAAAGTGTTGTTAAAGAAGGTCGTGCCCAGTTGCGCATACGTTTTATCTTGAATAGCCTCAACGTACATGAAGATGGGCATGATATGGATGTTTATTATGTAGCTGAAAGGATAAAGCAGACCATAGAGGAAAACATTTCCAAATATGAGTGTCTGCAAGAACGTTGTCGATTGACTTACATCGACCCTATGGAGAGTTTTGACAACAGCTTACAGCCTTGTTGGATGACTTACGAGATATGGTTCAAGCAATCAAATGTATGGCGGACAAGGAACAAAATTTACAAGAAGCTCGTGTGTCCTCCATTCACTAATCACGCAGATCAAGACACAAGCATAGAGGGAGTTAATCCTGATAACCATACCAATCTTGACCATCCACGCAAGTATGACGAGGCTACGAATTACAAACTCACAACCGAATAGTCAAACTTGCTGACTATAAGTTAGTTGCGAAAATATTTTCACATAAATTCAAAAATCATTCACTATTAACAAGAAAAGTAAAAGCATGGCAACGCAAAAGTTTAAATACATCAAAGGAAAGTATTGCACTGGAACACCTGCTGACATCTGTTTTTATACTGATGTTGACTACTGGAGTGTAGAAGAATTTTTGTATGAATTTGACTATCTCTTGAACTATGTGAATCCAAGTAAAATACGCATCCATATAAATTCTACAGGTGGTAGTGTTACTGATGGAATGAGCGTATTTAGTAAAATTCTGAATTGCCCAATACCTACGGAAACCATCAACGACGCTTTAGCGGCTTCTATGGGGTCTATCATTTGGGCGGCAGGTGATGAGTTGTATATGAGAGATTACGCTTTGTTGATGATACATAATCCCTTTGCGGATAACGACGGAGAGAAAGAGTATAATCAGATAACGGACGCTTTCAAGCAACAATTAAAAACCATCTATGTAAAACGCTTTGGTTTAACAGAGGAAGAAGTAGAAGACATAATGAATGGCAAAGAAGGCGATGACGGCACTTTCTTCACGGCAGAACAAGCCGTAGAAAAGGGGTTTGTACAAGCCGACCACGTTATTGAAACGCCCAAAGCCACCAAAGACCAGATACAAGCAGCACTGAAAGACTGTAAGGATATGGCAAAAATCAAAGCTGTGTTTGGGTTGGCTACTTCAGTACCAGCTTTTACAAATACGAAAAATCAAGAACAAACAATAACAATTTTATCAGAAATGGAAAAGAATGAAATTACCGTTTTTGCCGCTCTCTTCGGACTTACGGGAGAGAAGGCTACCACTGAGAATGTTACTGCTAAAATCAATGAGTTGAAGGCTAAGGCTGACAAAGCAGAAGGTCTCAAGAAATCATTGGACGAGGCTAACGCTCAGTTGACCGAGACAAAGGCTTCTCTCACAGGAGCTGAGACTTCAGTAAAGAACCTTCAGGCAGACCTCGACACAACGAAAACCACCTTGAAGAAGTATCAAGACGCAGAGAAAGCCGCACAGGAAGCTAAGGTGAAGGCTCTTATCGACCAAGCCGTTGCTGATTGTAAAATCAACAAGGACGAGGTTGAAACCTACACCAAAATGGCACAGGACAACTTTGAGCTTGCTCAAAACGTGCTGGCGAAGATACCTGCCCGTGACAATCTGGGCAATATCATATCGCAAGCCAACGCCAATGCCGCACAGAACGGCGTAAAAACCGCCGAGCAGGAAGTGCAGGCTAAGGTAGAGGCTACTATAGGCAAAAATTTCGAGTTCAAGAAACTCAGCTAATAAACGAAAGTAAAACACTTAAAAAAACGATATAAACAATGGCAGTTTTTGAATTTGGCGCAGGTCAGAGTAACTATACGGGCGAAGTCCTTGAAGACCTCTTGACTTATACCGCGCAAGAGAACGAGACCTACAAGGAAGGTCTTATTCACATCAAGTCTGGCATACAGAAGAAATACGCTCTTCCGGGTGTTCAGCTTGGTACGATAATCCAAGATCGTAAGCCTACCCCAGTATCGCCTACCGATTCTTTGGGTACTTACAAGTTTGCGGAGCGTTACCTCGAACCACAGGACTTCATGGTCTATATGGAGTTCAACCCACGTGATTTTGAGCAGTACTACAAACCATTCCAACCAAAGGGAAATCTCGTATTCCGCGAGCTTGACCCGAAGGTTCAGGCAACCATGATACGTCTGTTGATGGAGCGCAAGACTGAGTATGTCAATCATGCTATTTGGTGTTCAGCCCTTGAAGCTGACAGCAAGGTCATCGCAAGCGCAGACGGCTCTGTAGCGGCAGGCAGCACTGAGATTGGTGGCGAGGACGCAGCAGGTCCGATGAAGTTCTTTAACGGTGCTATCGCACGTATGCTCATCAACTCAGCCGCAGCTGACGACACAGAGGACGCTAAGTGTGGTAAGGTCAACATCGCTGGCACTGGCGTGTTCGCGGACGGCGCTGCTGTAGAGGCCGAACTCTTCAAGATGTGGCAGGCAACTGAGCCAAAGGTTCGCAAGAAGGCAGGCTTGGTTATCCTCATGGACTATAAGTCTTGGGATGCTTACAATACATACCTATCCAGCAAGACCTACAAGAACAACGATAACCGTGAAGAGAATCAGCACAGGTTCCAGGGCAAGCGTATCATACCTATGGTGGCGTTCCCAGACGACACTATCATCATGGGCGTGTTCACCACAGGTGTTGACTCTAACCTCTGGTTGGGCGTTGACTACTCCAACGACGAAGACGTCTTGCAGGTAGAAAAGCTCCAAAACAACTCTGAGCTTTACTTCTTCAAGATGTTGATAAAGATGGATGTCAACATCACACGTCCTGCTGAAATCACGGCTCACATACCGTTCTCTTACGGTGGATAAGTCATAAGCAATGTAATTATGCGAGACGGTTTAAGTGCCGTCTCGCTATATTAAAACTTATACAATATGGGTAGAACAGCTAAAACGAAAATCGCAGAGACGGCTACACAAGCCGAGAATCCAGTGAACGAGGAAGGCGAGACTGTAGAGACGGCTACACAAGCCGAGAATCCAATGAACGAGGAAGAAGCTGACAATCTGAGTGACGATGTTATCGCCCTGATGAAGCTCTATCCCCAGTACGAACATCTCTACATAACCCCGAAAGGCTTTGTTCACCCCTCTGGAGTTCCTGAGTACTTGCGAAAGGGAGCTAAACTTTACAAAAACAAATATTATCATAAATAATTCATAACAATGGCTACGAATACGAATTTAGGCGGTGTTTTTACCACCGATCTTGATGGCGCTATCAGCAATGCCGAATACCAGAGCACCGAGAATATAGGCGGTATCATTTTCGATACCTCTATAGTTGGCGGTCTTGCTAAGGCACTTGGCACCGACACTGTAGCTGCCACCACATTTGCCAACGGCAATGTAGTTGAGTTGAACAACTCCAAAGACATGACCGAAGCAGGCATTGACGACACCATTATGGCAGGTCTGGTCAAGTATCATCTTGACGCTTGCTTCTCAGTCAATGGTGCGCAGCGTCTCTTCGTGTCGTTCATGAATAGTGACACCGACAAGGAGTTTGAGGCAGTGGAGAAAATGCAGCTCGCATCGGGCGGCATAATAGACCACATCGGTATTTGGACTGGCAAGGCTATTGCCACGAAGAACGAGGACGGTACTTATTCCGTTGACGCAGGCAACATTCTTTCCAAGCTGGAGAGCGTCGCTGAGTCTTTGGGCGGAAAAGTTGGCGTTACCAACTATGACGGCAACGCCCCTCTGAACATCCTTGTTTCAGCTCCTATTCTGAACGAGACAGAGGTTGACGTGAGAAAGTTGCCAGACCTCAGCAGTCTGGGCTTCCCCAAAGTGTCTGTCTTGCTTGGTCAAGCCGCTTCAGACACAGTGCGCAAGCTGATGTTCGCTGTCAACAATGTTGATGCGACAACTAAGACTTACGCTCCCGTAGGAGCTATCGGAGTCGCTATCGGAGTGCTTTCCGTTGCTCCTGCAAATGAGAGCATTGGTCACGTTGCAAGCTATGACCTCGCCTCAGTAATGCAAGAAGCCGAGCTTGCTCTTGGCAACCTGATTGCTGACGATGAGGGCTACACAAGCGAAGCGTCGTTCACGAATATCAAGACGCTGAACTACAACAAGCGCAACAGTTACCTGCACAAGAAGGGCTATATCTTCACCACCAACTACGATGGTTTGGAGGGTAGCGTTTTCTTCAGTTGCGACCAGACTCTTGACACAGGCGATTACCGCAGTTTGACACGTTGTCGTGTAATGCACAAGAGCCGTCGTGTAGTGCGCCGTGCTTTGTTGCCATACGTCAACGCCGATGTCGAGGTTGACACGACTACAGGCTATCTGTCAACATCTACAATAGCGATGTTCCAGAATGTTGTCATCGAGGCTTTGGACGCTAACATGAAGGAGCCTGCTACAGGCACACCACAGATTAGCGGTCGCACTTGCAGCATTGACGCTGAACAGAACGTGCTGGCAAACGATAAGATTGACATCAATTACACTCTCGTTCCACGCGGTATCACGAGTGAAATCAACGTAACGGAAGGCTTTGCGTCAACCGCCAGCTAATGTATAACAATAAATAACATACGACAATGGCAGCTATTATCAATAACGTAGCATACAGTTGGTCCATGATACAGCTTCAGACCAACTTGTCGGGCGAGAGCGAGTCTTCGCCTATCCTTGTTGACTGTACGGCTATCAACTGGAACACGGAGCGCAAGATAGAGCCTATCTATGGCTTGGGCGGTCAGCCTCGCAAGCGTGGCTTCGGCAACGTAACCTACGAGGCAAGTATCACTCTTCCATACGGCACTCAGATTTCTCTCCGTGAAAAGTCAAGCGACGGCACTTTGCTCGGTCTTGGTGAGTTCAACCTCATTGTAAGCTGGGTGAACGACGTTGCGGCCAACGTAACGTCAGAGACCATAACCCTCGCTGGATGTATTCTTGCACAAGGTGGCATGGATGCGTCGCAGGATGACACCTCTCTCACAAAAGAGTTCAACCTGCACCCGCACCGCATCTACACCGGCACTGTACAGGCAAATTCCAACATGAGTTGGAGCCACGAGCTTTATGGAGGCGCATAAACGGTTTATTACTTGTTTATACTATCAGTGGGAGCAGTCAGAAATGGCTGCTCTTTTATATTTTTGCCAAGATTGACTATTATATAATGACACCCGAAAATCGGGCGAACTGAAGTATATAACATTAAACCCATTAATTATTATGACAAGAGAAAAGAAAGAAGTCGCTCAGGCAGCTGAAGAGCAGAGCGCATCAGTGATTAATTTCACGTCAGACGTAAACGTTCCACTGGAAATCCGCGAGGAGATTGCGAAAAAGGCACAAGAGCTGAAACAGCAATACGGTCTTCGCAAAGTGTATGTCGCAGTTGTGGTTGGCGATGAGGATGACGACAAACCCCTGTACATTGCGTACTTGCGTCGCCCGAACCTCATGCACTTCAGCCAGTACATGAACTTCGTCCAGAAAGATCTTATTCAGGCGAATAAAATGCTCGCAACCAACATTTTCCTCGCAGGCGACAAGGAAATGATTGACGATGACGAGCTTTTCTTGTACGGAACTATGCAGCAGTTGAGCCGTGTCATAGACTCGCGCAACTCTGACTTGGTAAAAGTATAGAGCGTTGTCGCATTGGCAAAGAGGATTATTTCCGACAACGCTTTGCACTGACCGCATACTACTATCCTCATCTTGACTTGAATGACATGAGCATGGAAGATTTCGCTTTTTGGAGTGAGAACGCTTACTGGGTACATTCCCAAATGCTCATGGTGCAACAAACCAATGCTTTAGGAGTAATCGCCGGGGGTGCAAGAAAATGACAAAATGGGGGCTGACATCAGTTCCCATTTGTTTTTTCTATTAATAAGAAAGATATATTCAATGGCAGGATTAAGTTATGTAACTACTGGAATTAAAGCCAAGCCAGATTCCACATACAGTATTCCAACCGATGAAAGCATTGGAGCCATGCTGTTTGACATCAGTGGCTTCGCCAAACCATTCGACGGTTATCCGTTACTGTATAACAATTTTAAGAACAATAAGATACAGTGTGTCAAGAACCTTGATGACGCTTCCTTGATAGGTATTGTCAATGACAGTTTCTTGAACGGAATGTTGTATTATCACGTAAGTCAGTTCTACAAGATGGTCGATAAAGAGCAAGCCTTATATATCTGCATTGCCGATTGCACGGACAACTGGGATGTGCTTCAGTATATGCAACAGCAAGTAAACGGCAAACTCTTTCAGATAGGAGTGTGGACCTCTCAGCCGATTTGGAACAAGAAAAGTGATGGTAATATAGGGTTTACCTCGTTGATAACAGACTTGCAAGCGCAAGCTAACGAGATAAATGGTCAAGTCGGTGAACGCACATTTACCATGATACCGTTAAGCATAATGCTGTGTGGCAATAGCAATTACATAGGCGGTGATACTGTCAATTATAAGACACTACCAGATGCTTTGACACTGAAATGTCCGAAAGTTTCAGTGATATTGGCGCAAAATGGTTCTGATGACGTTCATAAGATGCAGGAAGCCAACCCAAATCAAGCCCCAGTCAGTTCATTAGGTCTTTTAATGGCTTGCTTGGCATTGTGTGGTGCAGAAGAAAGCATTGCGTCATTGAAAAAATATGACTTAAACCAGAATGAGGATTTCAATAACCCAGAATTGGGATTTGGGGATAGCTATACTCCATTGAAGAACGTCAATAGAATACGAGCCAATCTCCTTTCTGAAAAGGGCTATATTATTCCTATTGATTACGAGGGGTTGGAAGCGTCTTATTTCTTCAGCAGCGACCAGACTTTAAGTGAAGGCGATTTCAGGACTATAGCCAACAATAGGGTAATGCACAAATGTCGTAGGGCTGCCTGTACAGCATTGCTGCCGTATATCAACAGCGACCAAATGTATGATACAAGCAGCAAAAATATCAGCGTTACCGCTATAGCCATCATCACAGACTCTATCAATACGATTTTGGATTCTGTGATGAGGAACAAGGAAGGGCAGACGCAGATAGACGGTAGGGTTGTGGAGTTTCAGGAAAGCAAAGACTTGTTGAACAGGGATTCGATTTCTATGAAACTCACCATTACGCCAGTTGACAGTAGCGACGAATTGTCTGAAACTGTTTCGCATGACATCAACCAATAACTTTTCTTCTCGCATCTATATATTTTCTCCCCGGACAGTGATTGTTCGGGGCTTTTCATTTTAGACTATTAATAAGTAATCAAACATACATATCATAATTAAATACAAATGGCAGATTATAAAGATTACATTGTTAGGTATGACATCGTGGCTGATGTAACAAAAGCCACCGAGGGGTTACAGACCATTGCCAATATAGCAAAGGAGTTTGAAGCCCCGATGAAAGCCTTAAAAGACTCCATTACGCAGGTTAGTCGCTCAATGCAGCAATTAAAGACGAACTCGCAAATCAAGTTTGAGCCAATAATTGATGTCAGGGCGTTTAACAATCAGCTGAAAGGCATGGTTATTCAAGTCCGCAATGCCGCTGCTGAAATGCACACAGCGTTGTTTGAAGCTCTGAATGGTAATGCGGCCAGTACTAAAGCTATGAGGCAGGGTGCAAACGCCGCTTTTGGTGGTACAAAGTCCGTAAAAGACCTTAAAGCAGACATTGCCGCTTATAACAAGGAACTGGATAAACTTCTTGGCACACGTAAAGTGACGAAATTAGGAAAGAATGTCCGAGAAAAGGACGGTTCTATCTTAATGGCTAAAAACGCAGGCAATCTGGTTCGCGTAACGGAATTAGAAAGCAGAAAGAAAGCACTGCAAAATGCGATAAAGCAGCGTAAGGCGCAGCTAATTGAAGCCGAAAAATTAGAAAAAGAATTAGCCGCCCAGCAAGCCAGGACCGCAGGAGCAGTTAGCAAGACCGTTACACCAGTTAAAGCAGAACCGGCCAAGCTCACCAATGTCACTCCAGCAGTCATAAAAGAATGGAAGAAAGCCTTTGGTGACTCCAAAAATAAATTACTGACAGTCAATATTCGAGGCAATGCCAGTGGTGCTAATGGCGCTTTGACTGTCATTGAGAAAATCCAAAGCTCGTTAAAATTATTGCAAGAACAAGCTGTGTTCCAGATTAACCCAATCTTGAGCAAAGAAGGTTTTGCGGCAGCTGAAGCACAATTACGTCAACTTGCGGAACTAAGCCGTGCCATAGCCGCACCCTTTGGAACTCAAAGCAAGTCAACCAAAGTAGGTAAGAACATAACCGCTTTGACTAAAGAGGAACAGGCTAAACTAACAGCGGCCCAACAGCAAGTAAAGGCGTGGAACGAGAAAATAGCAAGCATACAAAGTCGCCTTAATGCTAACAAGACTAAGTATGCGCAAGCTCCTACTCCAGCCTTGAAAGGTCAGATAACCAAAGATGAAAACTTATTAGCCAAGTATGGAAAAGACAAAGCGGAACAGGAAGGCATTGTCAAGAACTTGCAGGCTAAGGCGGCAAAAGCTACTACTACAGCGATAGCCCAGAAGACCAAGCCATTAGCTATTGACGTGGTTGGTAATCTCAGCAAACTGAATGTAACTAAAGAATTTATCGTGCCTGTCGTAGGCGAGATGACTAAGATTCAGAACAAGATTAGCGAAGCCATACCAGTCAACGTAAAGATAATGGCAGACCAAGTAGCTCAATCTTTACGTGCCATTCCTCGTCCGACATTGATTGTTGACGTGAAATTAAACACCTCTGGCGTAAATCAGCAAATACAAAGTGCAGGAAAGCAAATACAGGTCAAGCCAGCTGCCGCCCAGCAAGCCAGGACCGCAGCCGTTTCAGCAAAGACGAAAGCCACAGCCGCGAAAGCACAAACATTGGCACAAGAGGTCGTTGTCGCTCCTGTCGTACAAACAGCGGATATAGTCAAACAAATAAAAGCGATTCCTCGTCAAACTATTCCAGTTGCAATAAAGCTGATGTGGGAGAAGGGCGTCATCGGAAAGCAGGCTCAATTTAAGGCTATACAAGAGAAACTACCGCCTATTATGCTTGACCTCAATGTTACGGCAGCTCAGGCAAAATTGGAAGAGTTTATAGCCCAAGTCAAGGCAAGCAGTCCACAGAATATAAAACTTACCGCAACTGGAACGACTGGAAGCAAGGCCAGCACCGCCAATATGACTATTGGCGGCAGCAATCAAACTGTCGTAGCAGGTACAGGTGCAACAGGACATCAAGCAAATAAGTCTCAGTCGCAAAGCAAGGGCAGCAAGGTTCTTACTGCCCAAGACCGCTATGACAATGTGAAAGCACTTGCAGCCAAAAAGAAGCTGACAGAGAAACAGACTATCAGCAAATGGCAAGAAACACAAACACAACAGCGTAATTGGTACGCACAGCAACAAGCCATGTACAACCAATTGTTCGGAGCCATGACACCTCAGTACATGGAAAATCTGAACAAGCAACAAAAAGAGCGTTTGGCGCAAATACAAAAGGCACAAGATCGCTACACGCGCTTGGCAACAGGCAGAATGTCTGGCGAAGAGCGTGTAGCAAGAATGGCAGATGCGCAATCTGCTTTCGGTAAGGGCTTAACATCATACGAAAAACAACTTGAAGCACAGGAAAAGGCTAATGCCAAGCTAACTTCAGCCAGTCATTTAAGAAAGGCTAATGCGTTGAGGGCGCAGGCGCAAAGTGCAATGATCCCATTTGCTCAAAGCAAAGAACAGCTGAGTACATTGGTAAAATATCGCAGGTTCTTTAAGGAGGCAAGATACGATTTATGGCAAAGACAGGGCATTTGGATGACGCCTTCATCAAGCGACTCAGACAAATTAAAATACCTGAGTAACGTCTCTCGTAAAATGCAAGAGGCAAGCGTTGCCGTGCCGTGGCAATTTCAAAACCAAATAAACTCGCTGCAAGCCCAGGTGGGAAAGGCTAATGGCGTTGCTCCTACAAGCGGAAGGGGCAGGCAAACCTCATCTATGTATTCTACAGTTACAAGACCCGCAAGACAAACGCCATTTTATGATCAATCTCGTAAATGGGCTTATCCGTTTACAGGAAACACCTCATTTGGAGCAAGAACCCCTATGGCTGTGGATATGGCTAAGGGCATGGGCGTGATGTTTGCTATTGGTGGAGCAATGTCTGCTGTTGGCGATTCTTTCAGTCAGGCTGTTGAGTACCAGAACACGATGCGTACCACTAACGCCATTTTGAAAAACGGCACAGACACTTATACCGCAGGTGGGTTCAAGAATATGGAACAAACCGTGCGTAATGTTGGTGTTGAAACAAAATTTACTGCACCGCAAGTTGCCAATGCCGCGCGTTTCCTTGCTATGGCAGGTTATGACATCAATGCCATTAACGATGCTATCAGACCTATCGCTGACCTTGCTATCATTGGCGACAACGACTTAGGCGAGGTCGCTGATAAGATGACCAACATAATGACTACGTTTGGTATTAAGCCAAAGGATATGCGTGGTGCAGCCAATGTGATGACAACCACCATGACCCGAAGCAATACTGACTTGATGATGTTAGCTGAGTCTGCTAAGTATGGCGGTGGCGTCGCCAATATGTATGGTAAGGGCGACAAGAATCTTTTTGCTGATACTATGGCTTTGTTCGGTGTTATGGGTAATAGCGGTATTCAAGCCTCATCAGCCGGTACTGCCTTGCGTATGATGTATCAGAATATTTTTAGACCTAATAAGAACCAAAAGAAGCTGTTAGACCAACTAAACAAGAATTATGGAATAGCCACACGCACACGAGATGGTGGCTATCGCGCTATGGCTGATATATTGATAGACATAGCTAATCGCGTTCCACAAAACCAAATGGGCGATGTTGTGGGTGGATTATTCCGTATCACAGCACAACCGGGGGCTAACGCCGCTATTATGGCAGCTGCACAACAAGATAACACTAATGCTGCTGAGGTATCAACAGGTTTGGATGCAATATCTAAATTTGTTGATAAAAATGGCGTTAGCACTTTGGTAAAACTGATGCAAGCCAACAGAGAATCTGTCAATGGTAATATTTCTGTAGATATTGCTGATGAGAAGAAAAACACTGTACAAGGATTATGGTATCAGATGACATCAACCTTTACAGAAGGAATCGTTAAGTCCTTTGAAGGTCGTGAAGAATATTTTGCTGGAAAGTTAGCGGAATTGAGAGATTATCTTGCCAAGCCTGAAACCATACAAATGATGCAAAACCTATTCGATATGATAATAAATATCGGTGAGGTTATGGTTAAGTTTGTCGGTCTTTGGGCAAAACTATATAATTTAATGCCTGGAGTTATTGGCTTGTGGATAAAATGGCAGATGATATTCACTCAAATCGGAGCTTTGATGTCGCCAGTAGTTTCCCTAATAGGTGTCTTTTCAAGATTTGGTGGAGCTATTGCTAAATTCACAAGTATTTCTACCGCCGCAACCACTGCTATTAATGCACAAACTGCCGTAACACGCACAATGACAGGAGCAACAGCGGCAGCTGCCAGTGCAACATCCATTACGTCTATGGGTATTGGCGCAAGTACTCTTGCAACAAAAGGTGCTATCGTATCTCCATTCGTAATGGGTAAAACTATTGGCACAGGCTCTTTAAAAGGCAAACAAAAGATATATGCAGATAAAGCTGCAAAATGGGAAAACGCCATTATGGGGGCTATGGCTTTACATGGTCTTGCTGGCAGCGATGCAAAGAACACAGCCACCCGTAATTACTATGCTTCAAGAGACCCACGCATCGCCACTGCTATGGATAATAAGCGGCGTTACGTAGCCGCATCAGCTGAATCTGCCCGTAGATATGCGGAAGTTCAAGAGAGGGCGAAAAGGATATATAGTAGTAAAAACAGATTCTTTAATGCTGTCAATTCCACAGCTATGGCAGGAACTAACATTTTATCATTCGCCGCTATATCTAAGAGTCTAAAATCCGCTTGGTTAGGGCTAATCACAGGATTTGGGAAATTATTAGGAATATTAGTGAACCCTATAACATTGATAGCTGGCGGTTTAGCTGTGGTGGGCTTTTCTCTCTATAAATTTAACAAACGTCTTAGCGGCGATACAGACGGTCAAAAGGCTGAATTAAAACGAGGTAAAAAAGCTGGCGAAGAGGCTATTAAAGCTGAAGCCGCTCGTGGGCAATGGTACAAAGACTTAATGCCAAACACGCCATCTATTCCTACGTTCTCTCCAACTACAGTTGGTTCTAATAGTGACGTTATACAGGCAAATGAACGAAGCCAAAATGAACAAAAAGCGTTTGATAAATTATATGTTGATGTATTTGGCAAAAACAATGAGGAAGCCAGCGAGCAATCAATACAACAAAATATAAAGGATTGGCGTAGCAGGATTAATAGCAATCCTGCCAGCAAACTTGGATTTGGAAATAGATATAACGAATTGGTTGGGACTGGGTTAGCTGCAAACACACACAAAATCCCAACAATAAGATATGGATATGAGGGGGCTGACCTTGATCTACTTAACGACCTTAAAAATACGCATAAGTATAATGCCGAAGAATTACAGCGTCGGCAAGTGCAAGGTATGCTGATGATAGAAGGCGCTAATAGCCAAAATGCACAAAATGCTATAGCGCAAATCATCAAATTAAAAGAGCAAGTATTGTCAGGTAATCTTTCTCAGAATGATTTTATTGTAAAAGCAAATGAGATACGAGATAAGGCTGTAAATCTAAATAACCCCAAGCTGCTCGGTGCGGAAGGAAAGAGTGCAAGCCAATTGCGCATAGACCCAGACAGGAGCCGTTATCGCTTATTCCAAGAAGGCACATGGAATGTAATTAACGCTAATATACAAGGCGAAATAGGTACAATCACAGGCTATATAGATGGTATAAAAACGTTACAAGGTAATGTTACGAGCTATTCTCAGCAATGGTGGAATGCAATTTCACGTGTAATAGGGCAGCTCCCAATACTGTACGAAGCAACATCAAATGATGGGAAGCAAAAAGAGAAGGTGCAACTAATGTTGTCAATGCTCCCCAATGGGTTGGTCGATTATAGCGGATTAATAAGTCAAATTCAAAGCAAGATACAAAACTTTAATTTGAACTTACAGTCTTTCTCTGATATAATGGCTACCGCCTACCGTATGATGGCTGAAGCTGGGCTTGTAAAAGGTACTTATTATAGCGATTTTATCAAATTCGCACGAACCCAAAACCAACATCAGGTTATTACACGACAAACCGCAGGAGATTATTGGGAAACAAATGTAAAGAACAATAAGGCATGGAATGGCATTGATAAACAGACATACGTTAATTGGGTAACAAGTTCTAAACGACAAAACCTTAATGTGAATGGAAAAGATACCGATAATGCCGTTGAACGTGTGATTATGCGTCGCAACATAGCTGATGTTGCAGGTATTGCTCAAAAAAAGCTGTATGATGAAAACAAAAAGAAAACCGCTAAATTGGCAGGAAACGGAGGCGGTAGCACAGATAAGGGCAACCCAAACAAACCGACGACAACGCCACCTGCAAAGACAAGCGGTGGCACAAGCGATAGCGCAAACAGTACAAATTCGCCCAACCAGAACAGCTACAAGTCCGCATACGACCGCCAGTCGGCACGTCCTACTCAGGTTGTTATCAATGTTGATAAACTGGCAAACTTTGACAGGACAATGATTGCTTCCAGTGCTGAGGAGCGAGATTTAATGGCTGCTATGGAGAACAAGATTACCGAAGCTGTTTACAGGATATTTGCTGAAGCCGCAAATAGTGCCAATCACATAATGGACAGGACATAATAACGAAGAATAGCTATGGAATCAAGCCTTTTACGATCTGATTTCATAGCTGTTTTTGGTCTTAACTATTAACTTTTACACATAAGACTATTATAAAATATGAGCATATTATCAAATTTATCAGTAACCGTCGTAAACGCAGCGACCACGCACGCTACAGGCTCGCTGCTCAATTCCTTGCAAAGTTCCATAGGTGGGGGAAAAGGCGGCGGTGTCAAATTTTATTATAGCGGTACTGGCGGTGGCTCGATACTCCAAGTCGCAGCCAAAAAAGCCGTGGGCATGGCTGTGTCTGCATTGAAAGATGAGGCCGTCAATGCTTTCAATTCATTGCTTGGTGGCAAGAAAAACAAAGACAAGGACGGTTATGCTTGGACGCAAGCTGAGTTGGCAAAACAAAAGAACGAAGCAGCAGAATATGGAAGAATAATAGTTGACGGTGGAACTGTCTATGCTTTGGATGATTGGGGTGGAATATCGCCAGACGCACTTATGCTCGCAATAAAGACAAATAAAGTTGTAACCATTACGCAAAGTTTTCCTGTATATGGCAATCAGTTCAGCATGGGGGGCGGTTCTACGTATAAAGTCGGAGCAAGAGGAAATTCCAATAAAGACACATACAGAAAAGCAACCACAAAAGTCAACACTGTCTCTGGAAAGAATGTGGTGTGGTATGATACCACGGCATTGATAACCATTAACTCTGACAAGAATTTGGTAGTTACAAGAGTGCAAGGTAGGGATTACAGCCGCAAGGAACTCGTCAGCAATGGCGATATAAAATTCTCTGTTACCGGTCAAATAACCAGTGGCAAACCAGACATTTACCCTGATAGCGAAATACAAAAATTTATCACAGTAATGCAATATAAAGGCATTGTAAAGATAAACAACCAAGTGCTTGACCAATTCGGCATTGAAAATATTATTATAACGGACTTCAATATATCCCCACGTGAAGGCTTCAAGGGATTACAAAACTATACATTCAATGCTATAGGGCTGCAACCAGAAAGCGAAACAACCGTAACTGAAGATACCGTAACAATTACTGCACAGAAAGAAGTTGAAGCAAGCGAAAGTAGCGATTGGAAGAATATGCTGGATGATCAAAAAGAAGGATTGAAGTCCGCAGCCAGTGACGCTTTCAGCCAAAGTGCCGCACTTGCAACTGGTATATTGGAAAATTCATTATAAGCTATGTCAGACATTACCACATTAAGGGAAGAACGCCCGACGCTAACTCAACGGCAGAGTTTTCAAAATACTCCTAAATATACAAAACACGCGCCGAAAGAAGACCAATTAGCCATCCTTGTGTGCCAGATAAAAATTTGGAAGCCCAAAGGAAACGATTGGTTTAGTATTCCTGCCGCTGATTCATGTTTGACTATCAGGGAGTGTGAAAGTATTGAAGTTAGCGACTCAGCAAGGGAACTTGTCAATAAAGCTGTAGTGAGATTTCCCAGAGGCACAGTTATAAAATTAGATAGTAATAAAGAAAAAGAAACACAAAACGGTAACAAAGAACAAACCACTGACGTAACTCAGAAACAAAAAGAAGCCACCAACGATGGCGAAGTTATAACATACCGTGGTTCAAGATATAAAGATGACAATATCTCTATTACGTCAATAGCCGCCAACTACGATGACAAAGGTTTGGTGGATTTCAATAGCACCCCCAAAGAGCCTGCGCTGCTCAGTCCTAATGACGTAACTACTGGCAACAGAATAGAGATACGATTGGGTTACGCTTATTCTGATACGGAATTTAAGAAAATGAACGAAGCAGACCATACAGATAATAGCAACGGCATGGATATGGTCTTTACAGGTTTTATTACTTCCATTTCTGTTGATACGCCTTTGGAACTGGAATGTACCAATATGGCTCATATACTAACTTCCATTAGCACTCCCAATATCTCAGAAAAGGCAACTATCAGCGTCAAGGACTTTTTAGATGATGACGGCAAATGGCATTTGTTACAAGGCACAGGCATATCGTTGGCTGAGTGCAGCAAGAAACTTGACATACAAGTCAGCGGCGGTGCTATTTCCGATAATCTGACTGTTGCGGATGTGCTGACTGAATGGCAAAAGTCTGGTGTGTTATGCGTAATGGATAATATGCAAGACGGCAGTGTTCAGCTTCGTGTCGGCTATACTTATTTTGCTGGCACAGGCGGCGGTAGCCTGCCAAATAACGATAAGAAATATATTACATACACTGGTGGCGACAACTCTGTCACGCTAATACAATTTGATTGGGATGTGGCACAGGATAAGCTCAGTCTAATGCGAAAGGATAAAAAATACCTTGCTGTGGAAGCGTCAGGTAGAACCGCTGACAACCAGTTCTTTAAGCTAACAGTCAGAAAGCAATATGACTCGGAGGATGAGGGGTGGATGGTCAATTATGACGGTCAGTGGGATATAATAAACGAGCGTCAACTGAAGCCGAGGAAGAAACAAAAATACATCAATGGCACGTTAAGTGATAAGAAAGTTGAAGGTCACTTAACCCATAAAGTTAATCTTCGTGAGAAAAACTATAGTGTAATTCATTATTTCTCAACGAAAGTCGGCATTACCCGTGACGAACTGATAGCCGAAGCAAAACAGTATTGGGCTTCCTATAACCCCAATGGCATTTCAGGTTCGTTGGTAATCTTTGGCGACCTGCTTATCAAGCCTACGGACATAGTGGGATTGGTGGATATGCGCCAACCAGAGAAGAATGGCTATTATTATGTGGAAAGCGTAAACACCACGTTTGGTTTGGACGGCTACAGACGTGAACTAAAAATACCATTCAAGATAGCGAGTTTCAAAGGACCAGTTGAATTTATAGATTGATAATATATGTCATTAACAGGAAATATACATAAAGTTTCAGGCGATGTGCGCAGCGCAATCAATCAAATCGCCCACAGAGGAATGACAGGTATGGACGGCGCAGTGCGTGGCACAAAGAAAATATGGGGCTACGTATGCAACATCCATGAAAATGGCGATTTAGCTGGCACTATAGACGTACAGGAATTTAATTACGAGCCTGACGAATACGAAGACAAAGGTACAGGACACCATGAGGGAGTTTTGTTATCAGCAATCCAAGAAAACAAGGACGGTGTGCTGATAGTTCCCATGTTATATTCCGAGGTGGTCATTTGCCAAAATCCTACTGACGGGCAAGAGTATGTGCTGATGTACAGTCATGCACAGCGCATACAGATGAAAGCCCGCTCAGAAGAGGGTAAAGATGATGGAAAGATAGAAATTGGTGTGGCTGAAGTGGAGAAATTCAATGAGACAGATGACGGTCTTGACAAGGATTATGACGAATTAGAGCCAACCAAGAATGAAACATCTACTGTTTATACATCACAGTCAATCACAGACCATATAGCGTCAAAAGACGATGAGGAGGGGCTGAAGCAAGAGAAAACAGCGGCTCATAAAATCGTTACCGTAGGTGATACTACGATTACCATAGACGGTGAGAATGTCAGCATACAGACCAGTGGCAAGGTGTCATTGACTGTAGGTGGTACGAATATAACCGAGGAAGACGGTACTGTCAATATCAAGACGGACAAAGCCACTGTTGAAGGCAGTGAGGTAACGATAACTGGCGGCAACCTCAAAACCAAAGGCACGAGCAGTACTGATCTGCAAGGTCCATTCAATGCAATCAAGGTCTGTCCTTTCAGTGGTGCGCCACATTGCGGCAGTACTGTAAGTGGAACATAAAATTCACGGAGATGAGTAAGAGCGCATTTGCACAGACAATCATTGGCAAGCTATCTGGAGCGATAGGCACTGACGGCAATAATTATTCTGGTGGCAGTGCGCCATCAGCAATGTCCGCTGTTGCGGCAGGCATAACGGAATACCTGATAGCTAATACGCAAGTCAACATAGCATACGTCGGGCTAATTCCCGGAACACCGCCTACTCCAGACCCAACTGTCAGTGACACATTCAAAATCGTGGGAGCTTGTGCACCGCCTTCGCCTTCCGATAATTTTGATAGTTGGATTAAGCAGATAGAAAGCAATATCATCAGCGGTTTTTCATTAGCTCCTGCCGGCAATGCGGGTGTCGTATTTGCACAAATGCCATTCTTGAACACAGGCATAGCGACAACTCAGAATGATTTGAAATCTACGCATGACGTAGGCGATGAATCTCCACAGCAAAAGGTCTGGGAAGTAGTGTGCGACGGCATTATGAATTGGATTAACGGGTTGGCTATGAACCCTGCTTCAGGAGCGGCGACGCACCCCACAACAGGATCGAGCGGAACAGCCAATATCGTAAAAATAACAATCAGCTAAACAATGAAACTATTATAAAATAAAAAGCACGATAATAATATATGGTCAGAGATTTGATGATAGACATAAAGGAGCACGACCTGCTTTTTGAGGACAAGTCGAGTGCCACCGAGCCTGTATTTGACACGGTTTGGGGCAACTTGCTCAGTGCCGACAAGGAGGCTGATTTTCTGATATGCAACATCATCATACCCGAAGCATACTGGAGCATTGTAAAATATGATGACAATGGCGAAATGACTTGCAGGTTCACGTCAGCTTATAAACCTGAAATCAAGAACTTTAACTTGCGCTTGGTCGGACTGAAAGACGGTGAATACAACCTTTTTAGCAATATTAGAGACAAGTATGGCGTATCTGTGAGAAGTTATGCTTTCAGCAGAAACTTGGCTGCCTCTATCTATGCGTGTCAGCTTCCATTCATAGATATTGACGGGGAATTTGTCGCTAAATTCGTTCAAAATCAAAACAATGAAGTCTTAGATAAAGCGTACATATATTCATCAAAGCAAAGTGACATCAGTGTTGGCTACAGTGATGACCAAGCGGCACAACTGTTGACGTTATGTGCGCCGGGCAAAAGCTATCGCTATCCCACTACCGGGGTTGGCATAACAAGCTATCTCAATACAGTCGTTGCCCATACGGATTTGGAAGATGTGTTGAAGGTTCAGTTTGACATGGATAAAAAGCCAATCCAAAGTGCCGACTTTGACAGCACTACTGGCGGATTAGAAGCTATTTTCAGTCCTGAAAACGAAGAGGAAGACACTGGATTGGAAAGTCTTGATAATTTGAATGTCAATTTCTTCAATATCTTTACTGACGATTATGTGCGCAAAAATATTGTATTGAACGAATTGGTTGATACCGACTTTATCAAGTTACTTGCGGGTTATGACAACATATTGGCATTAATTTTATTTGTTGACGATACTACTACGATTATGCGTATTGCCGATAGCGTAGAAGCAGGCAAATTTGATGGGGAAGGCAACATATCCGAGAGCGATGAGTATTATATTGTGACAGCCACATTGGAGCCTAATACAATAATAATGTTTGACGATGAAAAAGAAGACGACATTAAGGAAACTCCTGTATTCATTATAAATGATAACGATGAGTCGCGGCTCTATACAGCTCTCGTTGAACAACCATATTGGCTGACAGAAACCTGTCACAGGTGTATGATATTACAGAAACGAGCGACCGTCAAGTATATGATAAAGCAAGACCAGTTCAAGACTGGCAACAAGGGGCTTTACACCGTATCTCAGACATCAGCTAACATCAAGAATATGTGTGCGATAGTGCAAGACCAATGTACAGGACGCTTGTTAGGCATTGTGTCAAATCAGACAAATATCAATGATATGAGTCTTGATGAAATTACGCAATACATATACGCTTCAAAGATAAACGAATAAAAACAATATACGACGATGAACAACAATGATATTGTCAAAATAGGCGCGGCGTTGAAGTGGCGCAACACATACGACCCTAAAAAGACATACTATCAAGAAAACATTACGACGTTGGGCGGCAGTGTTTTCAGGTGCAAGGCGTTGACTTGTGTTGGAAAAACCCCTATTGGCGAAAAAGACAGTGTAGGACACATCACTTTCGCCAATACCGATGTGTGGGATGTGGTCGTTGACATGACCGAGTATTACAACTGGGCACTTGACAGCAATCTTTTGGCTAAAGAGACGAAAGAGTATGTAAAGGGTGTTCAAGACCAATTCTGGGGGCAACAAGCGCAAATCAACGCTCTTCAAAAAATGGATAACACACATGATGAAGAAATAGCCGCACTGAAGCAAGCCGACCAAGACCTGTCAGACCGATTAGATGCAGTGGGCGCAACTACCAGCATAAAAGACCTGAATAAGGCTATTAGGAAAATCAACAAAGCGCAGGCAGTGCAAGACGAGGCTATCGCTACATTGGGCGAGCATTTCGGGTGTTTCTCTGATGGTATATGGATAAACGTTGGCTTATGGGAGGATGAAAAACTATGGGCAAACGACACATTTGATTTGAGTGCAATGGTCAATGCCATTGAGAAAAATATCCAAGACATAGCCGACCTTAACCCCGATACAGTAAGAGAAATTGAAGGGTATTTCAGTGCATTTGGCACTGGGCTGTGGAGTGATATTTTTGTATGGAACGAGGATGACTTATGGCTGAATGACAGAGAGACCATCAGGATAACTGAAATTGAAGCTATGCTGATAGAATACGCCGAATGGTTGAATAAGCATGACGATGTATTGAAGAATTATGCCGAGCAATTAGAACAGCATAACAAAGATATACAGGAAAATTTGCGTCTGATAAGTGTAAATACAAAAGCTATTGAAGCAAATGGTGAAGCTATCAAACAAAACCAAGAAAGCATAAAAGACAATAAACAGTCCATACTACAGCTTTCAGAACAACACGATGAAGATGTAGCCACTATCAATGCAATTCATGAAGCTGACCGAAAAGAATTGCGGAAACAAAACCGCACGTTGGCGAAAGAGCAAGCGGCACAAGACCTAAAAATAACACAATTAGCTGAACATTATGGGTGTTTTGCTGACGGGCGTTATGGTGTGTTGTCTCTCTGGTATAACGATGAGGTCTGGGCAAACGAGCCAAACGCCACCAGAATATTAGAGAATGAGCGAGATATTGCAAGCAACAAACAATCAAATCAAGAAACACAACAGGATTTAGATCACGTAAAACGATATGTGTGCTGTTATTCATTTGGCTTATGGGATAATGAATACCCATGGAGCAATGAAGACTGCTTCAATACCGCTTTAGTGGGAGTAAGACTTGCGGAATTAAATCTGCAAGTCAATGAATTGGAAAAGTTTAAGAAATTAAATAATTCAGCAATAGATAAGATTATGTACAATGGAGATCAAGGAAAGGCTTATTTAGGAAATGTATGCCTACAAGAGCCGGGTATGACCGATTACTGCATTATAATGATGTATGGTCAGAGCCTATCCAATGGTTCGGAAAACCCCGCAGGTTTTTATGATGAACCTGTTGATGGCTGCTATATGTTAGGTGGCAGCGTATGGAATACATCGGGAAATGTACTCCAACCATTGAGCGTTGGCGGCACGAAGCGCAGTGACGGAGTGGCGACTGGCACACGTCAAGACACTATCGTTTCGACAGTAAACAGTTTCGTAACCCTTTATCGGAAAGAAAGGCCGTGGGATAAGAACACCAAGTTCATAGCTTGCTCACTCGGTGTTGGAGGACGAACAGTGTCACAGCTTTCTGGAATGAAATACGCTAACGGACAAAACACGACAAGGCGTTATCCAATGTGTAATGAAGCCAACTTGGATAGCAGGGTTAAGCCATTTTTTGAAGCCGTAAAAGCAATCGCTGACAGTGAAGGAAAGACCATCAGCCTCAGCGCAGTGTTTTGGAAACAAGGAGAGGCTGACTACGGCACTGGTTATATAGGCAAGACTTATGACGAGTGGAAGACTATTGTGGACGCAAAAACCACAACGGATAATAATGCTATGCAAGGTTGTCGAGACGCTTACTATAAAGGATTGACCACACTGAAAGAAGATATTTTCGCATTAGCAAAGCAAGTCTTTGGAGATGAGCAATCAGCCCGCCCTATATTTATGCCATATAGTGTTTGCGGAACTTATATCAATAACGCTTATATGACAATCAATGACGCGACAGCGCAAATGGCTGATGAGCAAGACGATGTTGTGCAGGTCGGTCCGACTTACGTCACACCAGACTACAGTGGCGGTCATTTGG